GGTAACATGACCATCTCAAACAACCTGACTGGTGACAGCGTGGTAAACTATGGCACCAACGCCATCCTGCCTTCGCAAATGCCTAACTTCCGTGATTTGATTAGAACTTCTAACAGCAGCACTTTGGTACAGGCTTACTACCGTGAATCAGCCGGCGAAGGTTCAATCACTGCACAAACTGAAGGAAACGCTAAAACTCAAATCGATTTTGATTTGACTGAGGTTAAAACCGTTACTAAGTATGTATCTGGTTTTGCTCGTTTTTCTAAGCAGTTGGCTAAATCTTTGCCTTTCTTCCAACAAACTCTTCCTACCATGTTGTTGAGAGAGTTTTACAAGGCTGAGAATAGCGCATTTTACACTACCGTTTCAGGTGCTGCAACTGGTTCAACAACCACTTCAGAAACTGATGACGTAAAAGCATTGATTGACTACATCGCTAATCAGCGTACTGCTTTGTTTGATGCTTCTTATGCTTTGGTTAATCCTACACAGTTGGGCCGCTTGAATAAGCTCACTTACACCAACGGTTATTATTCAGGAAGCGGTGGCGTTGTAACTGCTCCTAATGGATCAATGACCATCTCTGGAGTACCTATCATTGCCGCTCCTTGGATTGCTGATGACAAAGTGCTTATTTTGGATAACAATTTCATCGAGCGCGTTGAAGCTGAAGGTTTGATGATTGAATTCTTCGAGCAAGACAGTGACAACGTTCAAAAGAACTTGATTACTGCACGTATAGAGTGCCTTGAAGAGGTTAACCTGATGTTCCCTGCCTCTGCAATCTTCGCAGACCTGGGTAACGTTGCCTAATTAATAAGGGGAGGGGCAACTCTCCCCTAATTTTTATTTATGAAGAAAGCTAAAATAATTTCCGCCTTTATTGATAAGATTACACGCCAATTGTATAATATTGGTGAGGTTATTGAGGTTAGTGAAGAGCGGTTTAAAGAACTGTTAAGCAAGAATAAAATAGTTGCACATGAAGAAGCCATCGAAGCCGAAGCCAAAAAAGTAACAAAGAAAAAGAAGTATTGATGTACTACAACGAAGCGCGATACAACGTACTTACAGAAACCGGCCCAGAACCGATAAGCATAGACGATGTCAAATTTCAGTTAAACATGAGATTTGATACGACTACTGATTATGACTTCAATGACGATGATACTTTCATTGCCATGTTGATTAGCAATTGCCGTGAATCCGTGGAAAGATTCTGTGAGATTTCAATTATTGAAAAATCAATAGAGGCCGAACTTAGAAATGAGTGCGGTAATATTGTTTTACCTGGCGCGCCTGTTGATGAAATTACTGCCATCGTTGATGCGGATGGCGATGCTGTGACTCAGTACACTGTAAGAGGTGGTAAATACCCTTACATCGTTAGTCCAATGTACGACTACTTGAAAGTTACATATTCGGCAGGTTATCCTGCCGTTGGCTTGCAGGTGCCTAAATCATTAAAGCAAGCTATTGTTGAAGAAGTGGTTTGGAGGTATAGCAACAGAGGGGAAAATAACGATGCAGGAATTCAGAGCGAACAGGCAAGAAAATTGTTATCACAATTTAAATTAAAAAGTTGGCTCGTTTAGGTGACTTTTGGCATATAGCAACATTCAAGACCGTAACCAAGACAGAGGACGGGAGCGGAGGCTATTTCGATAGTTTTAGCAATCTTTGTACGACAAGGGGCAGCTTAACACGAACTGGAGGTGCCAGGGTATTTATTGACGGCAAGGACATGATGACGGATCTTTGCGATTTTGTTTGCTTTTATAAGACATCGCTTGAGGATAACATTACGAAGGATACGGTTATTGTGATTGAAGGAAGCACGTTTGAAATATTAAACTATTGGAGGCAATTAGAAGATAGGCGATTTTACACTTTTCAAATACAGCGGATTAGTTGAGTAAGTTTATCACGATAGAAACAAAAGGATTTAAGGATGTAGAAAATTTCTATCGTTCCCTTAATAAGAATTCGCAAGCGGCCATGAAGATTGAAATTACAGACATGGCTCAGAAGGTTAAAGCAGATATGCAGCGCGATGCTCCGGTAGATGTGGCAAGGTTAAAAAATTCTATCAGCTACGAACAAAAAGGACTAAGCGTTGAATTTGTTGCTCAGACAGATTACGCAGCTTACATGGAATTTGGAACTAAAAAGAAAGTAAGTGTGCCATCATGGGTAGGTAGTTACGCTGCACAATTTAAGGGCCGTGGAAGTGGTGGAGTTAATAGCAAAAAAGCAATTGAGCAGTGGGCAAGTAAGAAAGGAGTTAATGACTGGAAGGCCGTATGGTGGCACATCATGAAAAACGGAGTTAAAGCGCATCCTTTTTTCTTTACAACAAAAAACGGCCAAAACAGGATTGAACTAATTAAAAAGGGTTACCTTGAAGCCTTAAAACAAGGGCTTAAAAACGTACAACGATGACAGATTTCGGAACGGCATTAAGAGCATCATACATAGCTGCATTGGACGGGAACGTTCAGTACGGCATTAAAGATGTGCCGTTCATGGACGATAAAGCTGAGACAGACGAATTCTTTTACGTTCGGGTTACGACTCAGAACATGACCAGCGCAAATACTAAAAGCTATTTTGCAGGTGAGTGCGATGTGAATTTGCAAATCGTTTCTGTGCAAAGGTCAGCGACAAGTAAAACCATCCCGGAGGTTATTGCAAGCCAAATTACAGATATACTTTTCCCAACGGTGATTACCAACGGATTAAGCATAGATGCACCATATAAAATTAGTTACGCAAAGTTGGTTAATACAGTGGACGATATTGCAATACAAACGGCAAGGGGTTTCGAGATTAAAAAAACATTGGTAATTAGAAATAGGGTCATACAATGATGTTGGCATTCGCTCCAATATCATCCTTACCACTATCGGCACTACCAAGTGCAGGAAATATAATTTACTTGTCGATTGATACGGCCTATTATAACGTTAATATGCAAACGTTTAATATTGGTGTGCATGAATACAAGTTGCTTGCATGGAAGTCTATTGTGGAGCCACAGCTTGCTGATAAAAGTAAGTTAGATACAAGGGGCATTGGATGGCCATCAACCTTTGAAACAAACATAACAGGATGAGCTTATTTAATAAACAAACTTTAATAACCATAACACTTGACTGTGGTACTTCGGTAGTCGGAGCCACTACGGCAAGAATATTGTACAAGAAACCGAACGGAGATACCGGATATTGGACGGCCACACCATCTACGCAGTATCTTATTTACTCAGTATTGAGCGGTGACATTGATCAGTCCGGTGTGTGGGAGTTTCAATCTTACGCTGTGTTGAGTGGCAAAGTGGCTTATGGTGAAATCGTTTACAGAGCATTCAAGGAACCAATTTTATAAATAACACAAACAACAAATAGCAATGGCTACAGAACTTTTAGGGTCAATAGTTACCCTGCAAATTTCAACAGATACTACAGGTGCAACCGGCCTTAAAACCATCACCTGCGAAGAGTCTTCAGATTTCAACCTTTCAGCAAATGTAAACAGTACCAAAACTAAGTGTGGTAGCTTTGCAGCAGTTGATATTCCTGAGGGAACTATAAATTTTAGCGGTGTAGTTAATGGTGCGCCAGGTGGTAGTGAGCTGTCATTCAATGACCTTGCAGGATACACCAATAACAAGACCAAACTTTACGCTAAGTATCAAAATGCTATCAGCGGATCCGTTGCTGTTGGTACTGCCGTATTTGCTACCGGGGTAGGCTACTTTTCAAGCGTTCAAGTTACAAGTGCTGAAGGTGATTTGATTAAATTTACTGCGACCTTCACTTTTAGCGGAACTATTGATACAACTGTTTAATAAAAACGACCAAAAAATGAGTAAAAACTACATGACCCTTTTTCTGGGAGGTATGGAGCGTGGATTGAAGTTTAATTTCGGAACGCTCCGCTTCCTTGGGGAAATAACCGACAGCGACCCGTTGAAGTTTGCAGGAAGTGGCAATCCTTCCGATCAGTTCAAGTTTGTGAAGTCTATTGTTCATGCGGCCTTGTTAAGCAATTATCTAAGCCTAAAGAAACAACCAGACTTTACGGATGCGGAAGTAACCGATTGGGTTTCTGACCTTGGCATGGAAGATGCAACAAAGGTGACTCAGGCTTTCACTTTAGCTTTTTCGGTGGAGGCACCCGGTACAGCCGACACACAGCAATAGCGAGCCGTTCGGTTGGTCTGAACTGTTAGCCGAGGCTTACGGTGAAATGGGCATCCATCCTTGGGAGCTTGATGAGTACACTATGGAGCAGTTCGTAGCCAAGCGAAAGGGATTCATGAAGCGCGAATTGTCTGAATGGCATAGGATAAGATTTGTGGCCTATTATTCTGCTGTAGGTTATTTGAAGAAAGGCACAAAGATGAGCGATTTGTTGGAACTTCCTGGTGATCCGAAACGGTTAAAGGACTTGAAAGGTGAGGAGCTGAAAGAGTGGTACGAAAAAAGAAAACAATTAGAAATAAAAGCAGGTTTAAGAGATGGCTGATAATGAAATAAAATTAATTATTAACGCGGATGCCTCAGGCCTTGATAAGGCTACGAATTCCGCGGTGAAATCTCTTACACAGATTAATCAAGCGAGCGGCAAAGCTCAATACGCTCTCACCAACCTATCACGCGTAGCTTCGGATGCTCCCTTCGGATTTATTGCGATTCAGAACAACTTGGATCCGCTGATACAGAGCTTTGGACAATTAAAACAAGAAACGGGTTCAGTCGGTGGAGCTTTGAAAGCACTTGGCGGCTCACTGATTGGCCCTGCTGGTATTGGTTTAGCTTTTAGTATTGCATCTGCTGCTTTTACTGCTTTTCAGATGGGACTTTTTGACTCAGGAAAGGAAGCGGAAAAATCAGCGGAAAAAATACGTAATAGTTTTCAAATTATACAAGATGCTTCAGCAAGTGTTCAAGGTGAGGCTGCTAAGGTTCAAGTTCTTTCTACAATTGTGCAGGATGTTACAAAGTCTTACAATGAAAGGAATTCAGCTCTTGAACAATTAAAGAAAATTAATCAGTCTTATTTTGGTGACATAACGCTTGAAGAAAGTGGTTTAACTAAATTAAAACAAGCGACTGAAGAATATACCAATGCTTTAGTTGCTCAAGCTGTAGTAAAAGGTTTTGAATCTGAGATAAGTAAATTATCATTAGAGTTATTTAAACAAAGGGAAGAATTTCTAAAGATAAGTAAAGATGTAAATTTTTACACAGAAGCAAGAAAAAAAGCAGCAGCTGAAACTAAAAACGAAAGAAATAATTTAACTCAAACTAATTCACAGTTTCAAGCCTATGATAATTTATTAATCAAGGCAAACAATGATTTAAATAAGCAAAGTGATTTGCTTAAAGAGACAGCTATACGTTATGGTAATTTGCAAACAGGAATCAAGGATGCAGTTACTGAAACATTAAAGTACAAGCCACTTGATACAAAAGGAAGTACTAAAAGTGCAAACGAAACTACTAAGGCCTTAAAAGAACAGAAAAAAGCACTTGAAGACATCTTCCAAATCGGAGTTAAACTTAAAGGCTCAGTAGGTAAAACAGAGGAGCCAGTTATTACGGCTGCATTTATTCCCAATAGTGAGCAAACTAAAGCGGATGCACAAAAAATAAAAGACTATTACAATACTTTAAATAATGCAGTAAGTACAGGATCTCAAGTAATTAGTCAAGGTGTTGTAGATGCTTTTGTTGGTATTGGAGAGGCTTTTGGTTCTACTTTAGGCGCAGGTGGCGGAATAGGACAAGCACTTGCAGCAGCTGGTAGTTCATTATTAAATACTATTGGTGGTGTATTAGTTGAACTTGGTAAAAAAACAATAGTTGCATCTGCATTAGTACAATCACTTCAAAAGGCTTTAGCTTCATTATTTACTCCTCAAGGTGCTGCTGCTGGTCTTGCAGTAGGTATCGGTTTGGTTGCACTTGGTTCCATCCTTAAAAGCATCAAATTAACTAAGGGAGTCGCATTCGCAGACGGTGGCATAGTAACCGGCCCAACCCGCGCCTTAATTGGTGAGGCAGGCCCTGAGGCGGTTATTCCATTGTCGAAGTTGGATAACATCGTTGGAGGCAATGAAAACATCTTTG